CAACCAAATCATCCGTCATTGTCTTAGACGCATTCATCAGTTCGTTGAGCTTCGCCTGCTTCTGATAGGCCTTCACTGACGCTACGCCCAATGCGGTCAATCCAGCGACTAGGGCGACCCAAGGTAACGCCAGCATCGCGCCCTTGAGTATGAATATGGCTTTGGTCACAAGACTCAGCCCAGCGACCGCCTTGGCAGACGCGCCACCAACGCCAAGCATGAGCATGGATGCACCGAGCCCCTTAAATAATCCGATGACCGTGCCAATTACCGGGCCCAACGCGAGCAGAGCCGTGGTTATCAGGGTCAATCCCACTATTGCCGTTTGCACTGGCTCGGGCAGCTGACCAAATGTGTTGATCAACCCGGTCAGCGCTTCAACGAATGGCAGTATTATCGGCGTCAGTCGTTTACCGAACGTTTCACTCAGGTTTTCTAGGGCATTATTTAGCCTCCTTGATGGCGTGATGTTATCTGCCACTGCGGGCCCATACTTGGTCTTCAGCGCGTCAGCAGCCTTGATGATGACACCAGTGGTCAGCAGGCCGTCCTTGGCCATCTGACGGATCTCCTTAGTCGACTTGCCTGCCGCGACTGCAATTTCGTTCAGTAATTCAGGCAACGTCTCGGAGATGGTCCGGAGTTCGTCACCAGTCAGTGTGCCGGAGCCCAACGCCTGGCTCAACTGGTACATCGTGGATGATGTCTCAGCCGCTGATCTATTAGTGGCGATCAGCGCTGATGTGACACCTTCGTAGACCGTGGTAATTTCGTTCAGACTGACGCCCTGAGCGCCAAGACGTGACGCCAGGCCTGTCAGGGCTTTGCCGCTGTCGGTCACTGAGACTTCAAACTTCTTAGCCAGGCGTGTCGCCTCAGTCTGGATACCAGCGAACTGCTTATATTGCTTCTGGATGCGGACCAGACCCTTTTCGACCCGCTCCAGGTTCTCAGCATCACCAAACGCTTCTTTCATCTTGGCGCCCAGAGCCAGGCCGGCTAATGTGCGGCCGACCTGCTTGACGACACTATCAGTTTTGAGGAGTGACTTATTGAGCCGCTCAACGGATGACTGCCCAAAAGTCTTGACGACTAGCTGGACAACTGTAGTAGTCATTCCTGCTCCCGCCTTCAGTCAAGTCTAACGACGCTTTGCCTGGCGTCTTGCTTTTTCTGAGGCTTCTTTCTCCTCGTCAGCGCGTATGTGATAAAAGATCAACCACAGCTCCAACTCCTCTGGCACCATCCGGTCTCGCATCTCAGATAGTGTGTAGCCAAGCTTCTCGGCTACCACCATCTCCGAAACCAAATATTTATCTGCTTTTAAATCACTCTTCAGTGCTTTTCAAATCGCTGCCTTCTAGCTCCTCCTCCTCATCTGACTCCTGGACCAGTTGGAGCAAGATCGACTCAACGACCGATGCAGGCAGGGTGTTGCGTAAGTCCGCAATCTCGCCTGCAGCAAACAGGGGCTGATTGTTGCCGTTCTTTGCTTTCTGGATCAGCAGGTGTAGGGCAAAGTCGGTGCCGTCGTCATTCTTTGCCGACTTTTGGGCTCTTGACCGCTCGGCAAGAGTCAGCGGGGTCATGAAGAACTCGAACTCAGATCCATCTGGCAGCTCGACCACCTTCCTGGCCGCCTTCATTGAGACTGCCTTCTTGAGCTTTTCTAGAGCGCGCATAATCAAAGGCTATACAAAATTACCCTAGCAGATTAACAGATACAAAAAAACCCCTGCCGGAGCAGGGGCCAAGGATACATCAGGTCAGGCCGAAGGCAGACTCAACTGAGGTAACACCGAAGTTAATCGTTGCTGTAGTTGGGTCGTCTGGGTTGACGCTGAAGCTCATGCCGAGAAGCTGGATGTCAGCTTCGATAAAGAGTGAGCTGTCAACGTCGATTTCACCCTGTGCATCTGTTTTGGTGCAGACATACAGGCGGACAGACGCGCCACCCTGCGTGCGTTGCAGGGAACCCTGGAGGATTTTGTTCTGGATTGACTCGTTGTCGCAGGTGAAATACACCTCGAGCGTGCCAGTTGCAGTAGCAAAACCAGCCTGGGTTTTACGGAAGGAGGCAAGCTCTTTGCCGCAAGCTTCGCTTACAGAGCAAGGAAGCGTGGTTACGTCTAGCTCATCGCGGGACAAGTCCAGTGAAAAACTGCGAACCCCGCAGACGGTCTGGAATTCGCACAACCGGAAGACATAGTTGCCTTCAGAGCTGTTGCTGCGGACGTCAGCAGCGAGTGTGGTAACAGTCATTGTTGCAACCGTGCCACCGCCGTTGTCCAGCGCGAGGTACACAGTGTCGCCAGCTGTGTAGTTCTCCCCACCGGAGGTGATCGTCACAGCTGCGATGACACCGCCAACACCGACAACTACGTCAGCGCGACCTCTACTACCTGCACGGGTTGGTGCGGTGTTAATTAGGTCGACGTTGGTGAGCGTTCCAGCGGCTGAGCCGTTGTAGCCGGTGCCAGCCTCGCCGACCGTCAGGGTTGCAATGCCGCCGCTGCTGATTTCTTGGCCAGCCAGGGTGTTGTCCCAGGTGATTGGAGCGCCGCCTTCGCTTGCAGCCAAAACCATGTAGGGAACACCCTCCATGTCATTGCCACAGGCATCGACATCTCCTGTTGTACCTTTGCCGTCGTCAACGACGTAGAAGGTGTCACCATCGACAATGACGTTCGAGCCATCCGGGGATTGGCCTGAACCAGCTGGGATTTTGACTATGTCAACCGTTAGGCAATCGCCGATGTCATAATCAGCTGCACAAGGCAGGTAGACACGAGTACCTGCAAATGGGCAGTAGTCATCGACGCAGTTTGTAGTTCCGAGTGGCTTGAATTGAATCAAGCCTTCCTGCCCAGTGAGGACAGTATTGTCGCAAGAAGCCATGGTGGCTACCTCAAAAAACGTTTACCGGGGGCGAATTTTGGGGGCTACCTGTAGGGGGCAACAGGTTATTCCGATTTTACGCTGGCCGTAAATGGGGCTGAGACAACGGTGATGGCCTGTGGGTCTTGGCCGCTCAACACGGGTGTTGGTCCTTGTATGCCTGTCACTCCTGTGCGGACGTTCTCCGGCAGCGGGTACTCATCAATCGCTAATAGCGCGCAAACCACTGCCTCAGCCATTTCTTCAAGCCTGAGCATGCCCACCAGTCTTGGCGTGTGCATGTTGACCTGGACATTGCCACGGAGGAACACCACGCCGCCGCAGAGGTCCGGTTCTGTGGAGGACGGGAAGCTGATGGTGATCGTAGCGTACTCCGTGGTCGCTCCCTGCTCCGGGAGTACCTCTTGCTGCACGTTGTCGTAGTGCAGGGCCACCGGAGGCGAGAGGGCCCCTAGAGCGTCACGGATGGCCATCTCGTAACGTGCACGGACCGGCTGGTAGAGGCTCATTTAGGCTTCACCTTGTTGTATTGGACGTTGAACACCGCGTTGGTTTGGTTGGCGATGGCGGTGTACCAATCTTTGCCAGCCTTAGGCACCTTGGGCTGGTAGTACAGCGCTGTGTAAAGAGCGTATGGCACGTTGTTGCTGATGTACCAGGTGCCGTCGAATTCGATGGCGTTCTCCGGATACCTGCTGATCTCGAGCTTCTGCTCGTCTGGCGCGCCCCAATTCGCTGGCCGTGAGCCTCGCTCTGGCTCATTCTGTGATATGAACCAACTAGACGCCATCCGCCCCGTATCCTTGGGGTTGGCTTTAGCGAGCTTGCCCTGCTGTAAGGTCAGGGTCCGGGCCAGCGCCATATCAAGCGACTTCTTAATCGCAGGCGTGATGTCGCCCAGGGGCATTCCGGCAATAAGTGGCTTGTTCATTCGGCCCTCACGAACAGCTTGCTGGCGATCAAGTCATCACTACTGTAGGTCGGGTCGACTGACACGATTTTCCAATAGACACCGTCGTAGAGGACACGATCAGCAGTGGTTGGGAGAGCTTGGAGGCCTGCGGGACCGTGGTGGATCCACAGCCGCATCTCATACTCCCCCATCGTGTCGCCGCCTTCATTGCGGCCACGGCTCAGGATGCCCGCATTGATGCTGATTGGCGTCTCTGCGGGTGATGACAAGCCCGTCTCCGGGTCATAGGCTGGCTGCCCGATCTGCACATACGTGATCGGTGTCGGGAACACCTGGTCAATCAGCTCTTCTGCTACAGGCAGGAATACGGCATCGATATCCATTAGCTTCTCTGCCTCCCAATGATGCGAGCCCCACCGACGACAGGCATGTCAGTAAGGCAGCCGAGCACGGCCTCTAGCCAAGGGTACTTTTGGTAGGCCAGAGGCTCGCTGCAATCGTCGCAGTTGGAGGCAGTATTGTTGTTGAACTGAGCATATTCGATTTCAAGATCGCCCAACTTCTGGCGTTTGGTGAATGTGCCAGCGGGGGCATTATCGAGGCCACCACCGCCGATGATGCCGCCTGGAGTCTTGGCCATCTGCATGGCAAGCATCACAGTGGCTTCTTTGATTTTGTAGGGGATTGCATCGCACGTGAACGGCCTGCCTTCGCAGTCGACCCCATTCCTGGGCCACTTCAGCCGTTGGGTGCCAGTGCAGACCTCCCCTCTATACTGCAGAGTCTCTAGCAGCGCTGTCGCTGCAATCAGGCTGTAAACCTTCTCCTCCTCTGGCAATGCGACCCATTCGTCTCCGCCTGGGATGTTGCCGGCAATTAGCTCGGCTTCATCAAGACAGACGTAGGAGTTGGCGGTCGATCCACCAACGGTACAGTCGAGAGTTGGTGCCATCAGACAGCCTCAGTGTGCGTAATAATCCACCCTTGCTGGGCCAGCTCCCTACGGCGGACTCTGGCTTCGGCTAGCGGGACATCGACTAGCCAAAATCTCCCATTTTTGTAGCAGTGCATTCGGACCAAACCGACCACGTCCACGTCACATGAGCTGCTCACTTATTCTACGGGCATAAAAAAGGGGGCCCCGAAAGGCCCCCTCCCCGCGTCTCCTGCTTAATTCAACCGCAGGTTGCGGAAGTTGGCAAGCAAGCGACATCAACGTTAACAATCAAGTCAACGAGAGGGATCAAACGAGGATCGCAATATGCGAGGCTCCAGTTGCCTGGATCGCGCAGCTGCTCGTTGGTAGGACCGTCGTAGTTGGAGGTCCAGGAAGTGCCCATGACGTGCATGAGGTTGCTGTAAGTCACAGCAAAGACGTCCTGCAGCGAAGCGATGTTGCGCTCTGTCTCGATGTTCATCGGGAACTGCTGGCCGGTACGGACGACGCCGTTGCCGAATAGGTAGCAGTGGTACTGGGAAGGACCACCGTCGTTGCAGATGACGGGCAGCTGCTCGTCAACCACCACGCGGAGACCTGCGAACAGGCTGACCTGGGTGGAGGACAGGCCGATGCCGCCCGAGCCCCAGATGCTGCTGGCAGCGTTGCTGGTGTCGGTGACGTTGGTGTACGTCAGCATGCCAGCAGTCTCGAGCCAGGCAGCCACGTCAGGGTGGACAGCGATGGCATCGAGGGTGTTGGCGCGCTCTCCGAGGAGGTACTTGGCGCCGGTCACTGAAGTAGGCGACAGGGTGTTGCCCACAGCCACATCGCCAGTACAGATGGAAACGTCACAGGTGTGAGTCTCATTCAAGGGTCCACCATCAGCGGAAACCAATCCCCAGACTTGGGAGATCAGCTTCTGGTTCATTTTCCTCGCCATGTCAGAGGCGAGTTGAGACCGGATGTTGGCCAGTGCATCCTCACCTGTTTGGTAGGTGTGGAGGTCATCAGCCGCGAACATCGCTCCGCGGGTGGTGATCGTTCCGTACTGGGTGGAAGCCTTGGTCTTCTGGCTGGTGTAGTAGCCGCCCTGGTTCAGGCCCCAGGTGTCGCTGCTGTCAACGCGCTCCTCAATGTAGTTGAGGGGAGCGAAGAACGGAAGCTCAACGCGGGTACCAACGGTGTTATTCAGGCGGCCATCACCAGCCAGGATGCCGGAGGTGTAGAAGGCAGACCGTTGAAAGATCTCCTCCTGTAGGTAGCGACCAAAAGGCGCGCTAGTGGCGAGGCGGGTGATTGACCCGATGTCGCTGGTGAATGTTGCATCGGGATTGAAGTTCCCGTAAAAAACGCCCATTTTTCTCCTATGGGGGTGGGTTTACTGTTTTGCCTGAGCCTTCATCCGCTTGGCGAGGTCAGGATTCTCCGTTTCCAACTTCACGATCTCCGTGAAATTGCCAGAGATATAGGGGTTGGTTCCACCACCAGACAATGCGGCTGAACCGGAAGAGCCCATGCCCACGGCACCATTACCACGGAACATGTAGTCAGCGCCGCTCTCGGGTTGCTTCAGACGTTCAACGTACTCACCCAGTGTCTGTTGGACGCCCCCATCCACAGCCACTAAGTTGCCGTCTTCGATCCTCAGATTCTCGCGAACGAGGTTGTACATGTGGTCCGGATTAATGACACCTGCCTGCGCGAAATGATTCAACGCAGTGGACTTAATCTGCTGCTGAGTGAACTGCTGTTCTTTGGCTTCAAGCGCAGCCTGCATTTCTGCAATCTGCGATTTGAGGCCAGCATTGGCGTCATTGGCTTCTTTCCACAGGTCCTGATATTGGCCCTGTTCCTGAAGCTTCTGTTGCTTTTGCTCAGCGCGTTCTGTCTGCAGAGCACTTAATTGCTCTTGAAGGTCATCGAACTTACCCTTAACCTTCTGCTTTTCAGCGATCAACTCTTGGTTTTTAGCCTTGAGTAGCTCGACTTGGGCGGAATAGTCAATGGATTGTTCAGCCACAGGCTGCTGAGTTTGCTCCACGGGAGCTTGCTCGGTGTTGTCAGACATGAAGAGAAATGGGCGATCCCCCACAGGGGTTTCGTTGATATTTTAAGTGTTAGCAGGTACAAACCTGCGCTCCACCCCACTCCGAGTACGCCGAGGCTTGCCTGGCTTGGCCCGATTGGTCATCTTCAGTAGTGCGTCTTTAGGGTCCATGCCTGATTTGAGATACCCACGGAAGTCGCTCGCCCGATTAGCCCCAGCCTGCCCACCACCAAAGAACATCTGCTGGGTCTTGAGGTTGGAGCCTGCCAGGAAATCACCATAGGTCACTGACTTGCCTTTGTTGGGCTCAACTGCCTCATTGAACCGGCGTAGCTTCTGCCCTTTTACCTTCTTCTTGGTCTTGTACCCGCCTTCAGCTGGCATGCTCTCGCCTGGCGCCAGGACCTGCTGGCCAACACGCATATTGGCTTCATCGTCTGGGTCCACCACCACCACGACACAGCGACAGTTGGTGTGAACTGGGGTGCTCGGGAAGTCTGACTCTTTGTCCTTGATGTCGCCGTCTAGGGGAGCACATGTCGGGCATGTCCTGCTGTCGAGCGCAGCCACCCATTCATACTTGAGCCCGTCCAGGGCGCTGCGGTTGTCGGCCCAGACCGATTCCTTCACCTGCCTGTTGTAGTCCTGGATGGCTGTCCTGGCTATGGCCTGGGACTGGCTCTGCAGGTGCTTTGGCAGGGTCTCATTCAGCCTCTTTGTGATTTGTGGTGTTGTCAGGCCTTCGATGATGCCGCCTGTCACGACGCGGTTGATGGTCCGCAGATTGGACTTCTCAAAGGTGCCCTTGGTGAACAGCTCTGCCAGTGACTGATTCTGCACTTTGGTCTTGAACAACCTGGCGACGTTGTCAGACGTGACGAACATCGCAGGTGTCACCGAGTCTGGTATGCCAACACCAACGCTCTTTAATTGCTCGAGAGTCTCTTCAGCCGCCCTGGTCCCGGCTTCCGGCAATTGCCTGTCGAGTTCCAGTAGAAAAGCATTGGCATATGGCCCCATCAGCACTCCCAATTGCTTGAATAGCGAACGCCAGTCCTTCATGCGCGTGAGGCTCCCTTCTGGCAGCTTCTCGACCACGGAACGCACTCTCGTCAGCAACTGGGCCTGGTGGGGTGTCAAGCGTGTTGAAACCGCCTTCGCCTGGCTCTCGCTGGCAAATGCTCCGTTTATGAATAGACGCAGCTGGTCAGCGTTCATTAAACTATCTGTAGTGCAGTTATGCTATGGCAATTCTACGTATCTCGGGCGAAATCCTCCAGGTGCCGGACTCCAAACCCAAGGCAAAACGCAAGCCTTTTAGGAAGGCCGCTGCCGCTCCAGCATCCGATCCAGCTTCTCCTCAATCCTGATCATTCGCTCTTCGAGTTTGTGCTCAACCGCGTAGAACTCGTTACGCGGTACATATTCCTTAGCCAAACAAAGCTCAATACGGTCAAGACGTGAATCAACGTTGGTCACTCGCTTGTGCACGCCAGAGATAACCCCCCAGCCGCCACCGATGACAGCGACCATCGCCGTGATCCACGCTTCTACCACTTCATCGGATCTCGACCTGTTTTCAGAATAGCGACTGCCCTTTTGTAGAAGTAGCAATCGGTCTTTCCAGATTTTTCGAGTGCGTCTCTTATTTTGCGCCAATTATCAAGCTGTTCTGGTGAGAAGGGTGCCATGACACAAAAAAAGGGCTGGGTACCACCCCAACCCTAGATTGCTCTGCATTTTCAGGCTATCAGCTAACCCGGACCTTCAGGTCGCTCCCGTTGCGGTACACCTGACCGACGACTACACCAGCGGCGGCTGCAGCGGTGTCGTTAGCGGCATCGACGAAGTCGGAAGCATCGATGAGCAAGTCGCCCGTGATCTCAACGCGACCGCCGGCAGCGGCAGGTTTCACCTCGATGTTGTTGCCGATGTTGATCGACGTTCCACGCAAGACGTTGTGGATCTTGGTGAGGTTGTCCGCAAACTCGATGCGGGCGTTGGTGTCGACGTCCAGTTGACCGGTGAAATCAGGATCAGCCAGCGGTGCTTTCAACGCCAGAGCGGCGTCGGCATCTGACTCGTTTTGATCTACATCAGCTTGGACGGCTGCGACGGCGGTTGCTGTCGTGGGATCAGCCTCCAACACGTCAAGTCGCCCACTGAGAGCTGAATCGGCACTCTCTGACGCGGTTTGATTGGCGTCGACGTCGCTTTGCACAGCAGCCACAGCTGTTGCCGTGGTTGGGTCGGTGATGGCTGCGCTGCCTTCGAGCGTGGCAACCCGACCGTCGAGAGCACTATCAGCAGTAGTACGGGCAGTGACTTCAGCATCAAGGGCGGTCTGCGTGGTGGGATCGGCCTCGAGGGTGTCGAGGCGACCAGACAATGCAGCATCAGCTGTACTGCGAGTAGTCGACTCAGTAGTGATTTGAGCCGTAAGCGCTGCAGTGACATCGGAATCTCCCTGAGCCAGGGCATCACCGATTTCCTTCAGCGTGTCCAACGCCGCATCAGCGCCATTCACCAAGTTGGTGATGCTGGTGTCGGTGTAGGTGCTTGCGGAAGAAAGAGTGGCGGCATCGCCAGCTGCAACTGCAGCCGCAGTCGTAGGGTCCGCTTCCAATGCAGTAACGCGACCGTCAAGGGCGGTATCTGCTGCCTCACGAGTGGAAACCTCAGAGGCCAGACTGGAGATTGTTGTCTCCAGACCGCTCTCCAAGGCCTGGAGCGCTTCCTTAGCGGTGGCGCCGTCAGCAACAGTCGCTCCAATGAAGGTGCCGAGGTCAGTGTCACCCACGCCAACGCCCATCACAGCAGCAGCACTGGTGCGGGTAGATGTGTCTTCAATGACGGCGGAAACTGGGGCGTTTAAGACGAAGTTTTGATCTTCGTAATAGCCAAGGGTGAGCAGCTCAACGTTGAAACGGAAGTGATCGCCAAGAGCGATTTGAGGCTGCAGAGAGTAAATCGCAGCAGAACCGTTGGCTTGCTTGAGGCCCATGCGGTCGCCAGCTTTGAAGTCGCCGTAGTTCAGCGTTTTGCCGTCAACATCAACGTTCGGCAACACGATCATCTCAACAGCCGAAGGCGTAATGGCATTGATGCCAACTTGACCGGGGTCGGGTGTAGCCGAACCAACCAGCGTGATGAAGTTGTAATCCTCTTTGATCAGGCCGTTGGTGGCTTCCAACAGGGCGAGACGGTTCTCGATGCTGACAAACTCAACTTCTTCGGGGCTTTCGAGGGCGCCAAATAAATCGCCCGAAACACTGAAGTCTGCTTGGGGCAGGCTCCAGGTTTGGTGAGCAACTTTGGTGCGCTCGGTGGCGGCAGGATCGGGGTTGCGGCTGAAGATATACGGCTGATGACCAGCGAAATCAAAAGAAATCTGCTCCGCGTCAACGCTGATGCTGCTCAGATCAGACGGGTCGACAAGAAAGCCATCGAAGGCTTCAGTCATGCCAGCATCTTTCAGCTGGGTGTAGAGGGCGTCGACATCAGCGACGGTTTCAAGAGGGCCACTGACACCAGCCTCGACAAAAGTCAGGTCGGGCTCATTGGTCAGGTCGATGTGGATATACTTTTTCCCGGCATAAATGCCAGAGTCGTAAGTACTGACGAAGACGACGGAGATTTCATCACCAGACACCCGGAGACCGGGTTTGATAATGTGAAATCCCGTTGAGAAAGTGACAGACATAAAAAAAGGGGTCCAGCTGGGACCCCTTAAGTCTATGGTCGCTGAAGATCAGAGTCCTTGGACAACCGCCAGAGTTGCGGCGAACTGTGCGGTGGAAAGCACGTAGTTGTTATCGCCCATGTAGGCGACAGCCAGGGTGTCGTCCAGAGCGTCGGTGCAGAGGTTGCACTCGCGGTTGAAACGATACTTGGCCTGGGGGTGCCACTCGTAGAACGTGAAGTCAGGCTTGTTGCTGGACTTCAGGCTCAGGTGAATCTGGTGAACGGTGGTGTCCCCAGGCGTACCGGAAACGCAGACCGTGTAGGTGTCGCCTTCGCGAATTTCAACTTGCTCGATTAGAGCTTCGTTGATCTTCAGGGAAGACTTGCAGGTCTCCGAACCAGCCAGAAGTGAGCCAGGGTTGAGAGGGTCTTCTTCACCGCCGACAATCTCCCACATCTCCGTGCCAGGGGCAGTGGTGTAGGCCAGGGCTTCAGCAGTGCCGCTGAGAGCAGTGAACTCAAGAGCGTTCAGGTTGACGTAGTTCGCGCCAGCGAAGGCGGTCTCGTCGTAGAAGAAGTTCTCGGGTGAGGTCTGCAGACCCAAGCGCACGCGCTCGACGTTCTGCATATAGCGCTGATTGCGCTGCATGCCGAGTTGAAGCTCGGCATAGGCAATTACAGAATCCTCAATCTTCAGGGGATCGGAAAGTTCTGCGACTGCGTAGGAAATGAATGCCATGGTGATCGCCCTCCTTGACGATGCTTAACAGTGGTTCAAAACGTCCTTTCGGACGCTTCACTCTACTTCTGGTGCTGGTGCTGGTGCTGGTGCTGGTGCTGGTGCTGATGCGCGCTGTTGGGCCCTTTGGGCCTTGGCGAGCTTCTCTTCCTGCTTTTTGCGCTCTGCAGCGCGACGACGCTCAAGGGTTGCCTTGCGGCGTGCCTTGGCTTTGCTACATGCTCCACAAGCCATGATCAGATACCGAATGCAGCTGCTTCAACAGGGTTGACCGGACGGCCACCCTTGTCGTGTGTCACACACACGTGGTTTTTCTTTGTACCATTGCCCTTAGGCTTGGATTTTTTGGAGCCGTAGGCCATGGAGGACCTCCATCAGATTTTCGATTCCACTATAGGGTTCCTGGCTGGGATGACGCTGATGGAAGTCATTCTGAAGCCTTTGTTGGTGCGCTGGGGGAAGAGGACTTTGGAGATCGTGAACGACGGGTCCGTACAGGGGGATTCTGTGATTCCGGACTGGCTTTTCGAGGAGC